TTGCCTCGTTTACGTCTGGGGTAGAATCGTCAACCATTACTTTAAATAAGATTTCAACATCCCCAGAATAAGAATCAATTACTTGCTCGTTTACATCACGATAAAATTCTTCTGGATAATCAATTTGTACCGCTGGGTAGGTTTTATTGGCTGGCCTGTATTCGTTTACATTGTCATAATCAAAATTATATCCCCCGCCCGTTGTCATACCATCAACGGCGGCAATCAATTCGACAACTATATCATTCCAAACACTCATACTTCGGCCTCTGGGAATGTAAAGGCAAAGGCCATTGAATAAAGCCACATCCCCGCATCTTCTCGGGTGAATGAGTCGCCCGTGGGATACATGATTGACGCGTCTGCGAGCCCTGTTATTGTGTAACCTGTGAGCGAAGCCCGTACCGATTCCAATAGGGTATAAATCCCGTGTTGCCCTTTTGTATCTTTTAAGGATTGTTGCATAATAGAGATCTCCCAATTTGACACTCTATCTTGCACAACTATTTTCTGTGAATTCGGCTCGGGTGTTGGATACGTTGATCCTTGATAGCGAATAAGCAAAGCCCCGCCCGGATGCAATAATCGATAGTCGGCTGGATTGTCGGGCCATGACTCAACCTTTACGCCCGAAATATCGGCGATTAGTTTCGCAATTATATCGTTTTCGACGGTGATTAAGTTCATACATTATTTAAAAAGAGTTGCCCGGGGTGATTCGTGACCGTGAGAAGTAATGATCCAAAGACCCGTTTTGAGCTTTGTTCGTTGTGAAAATTTCGTCCTGTTTTGATGTATTCGATTTATAAAATCCCGCTGTATTGGCTATTGAGCCCGCGTCATCAATCATTAATTTATTATCCCTGACTAATCCTAAATTCTTTAGCGTATCCTTATAATCAACGCTGAGGGTTTCAGGTATAGCGAGATTTAAACGCCGTTTATATAGGTTGTAAATTGATAACGATACCGACCACTCACGAACCAAATCGGGAACAATCGCAAGAGGAACATCGTGTTTCCCCCTTAAATATGAATTGATTAGAGCGTCGGCAAGGGCAATCGCTTCTGTAACGACCGCCGCATCTGTTACCGTTCCGTTAGTGTCGTCCGTTAATTGGGCGACGTTAGCGGCGGGGATCCGCTTCTCAATATCTGCTTGTGTAGAGTATGCCACAAATTCCCGCCTCGCTTAATTTAGGTTAATAATGTATCGATCCACTGATAACCGAGATTTGCGTGTAATGCTGTGATGTCAACATCTTCGCGAGCCTCATATACCCATTGATCCTCTGCATCTTCGTACCATGTTCGAGTCAATCGACCCGAGCCATTTGCCTGTTTAACTCTGAATTGAGCTAGTGCGGCGGGTACTTTAAGACCCATTCTAGGAGGTGCATAAAAGAGAAACGCCCCGCCTTTGTCGGCTGTGGTTTCCCAAATGTTTGCGGCTGTGAATGTGTCGGTTCCGTCAGTTTCGTTTGCTGTATTTTCTATAGCGGATCCGATTGAGATTTTATCAACCCCAATCAACCCGGCCAATAATTCAGCGGTCAAAACATCTTTCATTACATACTTGATTTTTTCAGCGATTTCGGAAACTTCTTTCAAAGCCTCGAAAGTACCATAATCAATAACAAGAATATTTGGAATCATGCCCGTTTTGCTCTGGATAACTCTTTTACCTGTGCGAATATCGCTTAAAAAAGTACCACCAGAAGGTGTAACCCAAGCTCCCCCGGCATCTTCGCCAGCGGCATTTCCATCGGCCCAAGTTGTTGCCTTAATGAGAGTTGATACTTTTTTCTCTTTTGCAAGATCAATTTTATCTACTGCCCACTCTACTGCGTCTTGTTGCATGTGGAAAGGAGGTGTCATTGAGTCGCTTTCGGCTGTAACATCTTCTTGAGTGATTTCTTTAGCAAAAGCAACCTGAATTGGGTTGATATTTACTTCGGAAGTGTTAAAACCACCACGAGCCGCTTTTGTTCCCGGGGCTCGTACTTTAGCCTCATCCCGAAACCAATCGCCCGCGTTGTATTTAGTGATTTTAGCAACCTTTGAAACCCCGTCTTTAATCATTGCGACTGAATCGGCAATGTAATTACGGTTTTTAAAGTGTATAGAAACATCCTGTAAAGGGCCTCTTACGGTTTGTGCTTGACTTGATGGTAAATTTGCCATTTCTTAGATCCCCTTTAATTATTTAATTGTTGCGCGGTTCATGTGTACGGATCCAATATCGCCGCTTACGCCGCCTTCTAAGATTGTTCCGATTGTATAATTTGTTGAAGCGTCTGCGGCGGCTTTGCCAGCGGCCCCAGAACCACATTGCACACCACTCGCGAGAGTTGCACCCAATACAATTTTTGAGATACCTTCAAGAGCTACAGAGGCTTCTTTGCCTTGTCCGTCGGGTTCATTCTGTAAAATACCAAGTACCACGTCTGTGATTGCACTAACAAGGGCGATTTCGCCGCTTGAGTTCATTTTTACATTATAAAAGCGTTTGCCTACAAGAGAGGCGGCGGCGGGAAATGTAACGGTTAAAATTCTGTTATCGTATGACATAATATTTTAGTCCCCTTGTTTTAGGCGTTTAATTTAAGTTCAATTTCTGAGTTATTTCCTACGACTTCGCGCATTGCATCGGAAAAAGACAAGCCCTTTTCTTTTGCTAATTTGTGAGCCTTTTCGCTTATTTCTTTATCAGTGTTTTCGCTTCTGGCCTTGCCTTTCTTAAAGTTTTCATCAAACTCAACAAGTGTGGGGCCGTTAATTACTGACTCTTTATACATTTCAAGGGGTGTAACCTTTTCAGCGTCTTTGTTGCTTTCGCTTGAAAACTCTTGAGCCTCGTTACCGTCCATTATTTTCATGTTATTCATAATGGCGTTTTTGTTGGCTGGTAATACTTTCCCGGCTTCGATTTGTTCATCAACAAAGTTTTCATATTCAACGGTTTTCTCGTTGGCTTTGTATTCTGAAAATTCATTAGTAATTGCTAATTTCTCTTCATTGGCGGCTTTTAAATCGCTTTCAAGAGTTTCGCTTTTCTTTTCGGCTTCGGCAAAATTGCCTTTCAAAGTTTCGATTTCGTTTTCGAGTTGTTCAATTTTTTCCATTTCAAGATCCTCGGTTTGGGTTTCATTAAAATTAATGTTTAGTGCTTTTAAAGCGTTTTTAAAGTTATCCATAAAAGAAAGGGATTCGTCGAGTTCTATTTCGTCGAGTTCTAATTCTGAAAAAGTCACGACTTCGCCATTTTCTTTGGAGTATTTGAAATCTTTGAGTCCTTTAATCGCGGGTCGTGATTTTCCTAAAAAAGCAATATGATCAAGAGTGTTACCCCCTGCAAGCCCTATCGAGCGTCTTTTAAACATCTTATTTTTAAGCATAACGCCGAATTCGTCAACGATTTCACTCATTTCAGCAAATAGAGTCTCACCCTCGCGCCATACCTTTTTAAACCATGCAAAAGCGGGAGCGTTTTCACCCTGTTCAGGATGTCCAATAACCGCCGCAACATCTTCGCCACCATCATTGAAATTTTTGACAATCTCATCAAGATCGGCGGTTGTCCACTTTTTAGAGTTGCCCGCTGAGTCGGTTTGATTGCCCGCTCTGAATATTTCCATTTTTATGGATTTAGCCATTATAGTCTAGCCCTCAAGCCAATACCTGTAAGCCCTGCAAGCAAGGTCGGAGAAATTGTTTTGTTTGTAAAGGATTCGATTGCCCCGGTAATTACCATACCGAGCGATCCCCACCACGTTAAACTTTTTGGTTTGAAATATTTCATAATTAATAATATTGGTAATTTTAGGGCTTAAGCAAGAGACAAGTTCTTAGGAAACGTCAATAAATAACTTGCTATCCCTTTTTAGTATTATAATATTAGTGGCATGGCACAAAAACCGAAAGATCAAACGAAACCGAGCAACCGGGGCAACACAAATCCAGTTACTAGATTCAAAAAAGGGGTATCGGGGAATCCAAAAGGGCGACCCCCCGGCAAGAAAACCTTATCCGATACGCTTCGATCTCTAATCGGTTCAAGTGAAATCAAAGTCGAGATTACAACCCAACTACCAGACAAAGAGCCCGAAATA